GAAATTCGACCAACAGCCATTTACGCTCCCGTATACCCCGTGTTTCACGGTTAACCACTTTTTCAGCTGGACGCTCTTAGCGGGTTTACCACTGTTTAACCATACGAAAAATTGGTCATTTTTCGTAATCAATGTATTTAGCTGTTTTTAATTTTTGGGTTATTATCTGCCGAATATTATGGCATCTGTAAGCATAATAGTTTGTACTTGAGAAAGGCTTAGGGTAGCACTGGCTCCGCCAATGGCTTGCCAGGATCCGCCATTAAAAAATTCCCCATAGCCCAAAGTTGTATTAAATCTTATCATTCCTATAGTAGCGTTGAATGGTCTTTGGGCTGTTGTTCCTGCCGGAATTGCTACCCCATCCGTACCGCCAAACTGGAAATATCCGTTACTCGTTGGAACAAATTGAAACGCACCCGTCGATGGATTTGTAATACTATTTTGATTTACTGCTGTAAACTGAGTGCCGTTTAGGCTAATTATACCAGTACCAGTAGGCAAAATTTGTGTGTTTGTACTGGCTGTAGTATTAGTAATTGTACTACCATTAAAACTTAATTGTCCGCCATTAAATGTAGTAGCAGATGTTGTAGGAACTGTAGTAGATCCTACACTAAAAGAATTTGTATAAACATTGTTCCATTGATTTGTATTAGATCCTAGCGTATAGGTGTTAGTAGTTGATGGTAAAATATTACTATTAATTTCGCCTGTAAAACTGATAGTGTTACTATTGCTAGTACCTAAAGTTAAATTTCCATCAAAAGTTACATTTCCAGTAGCATGTAAATTTCCGCTCACTGTAACTTGAACACTAGAATTTCCGTTAGATAAATTGATTGACCCTGAACCGTTCGCAGTAATATTAATGTTGTCATTTGCAACATTATTACCAATAATATTACTACGTAAATATAGGTTATTTGTAGTTAAACCAGGAGTAACCGTTGTTCCACTAACAGTAATATTGCCAACAGCATTTTGAATATTATTTGTACTAATGACAAAATTGCCAAGGTCGGCAGTAGAATCAACTGTTAATCCGACCGAATCTATTGCAGTAGGAGTATAAAGATCGTTAACTGGTGTAGTTGTATTAAATCCGACACGTTTGTTATTAACATCTAAAAACAAAACTTGAGTGTCAATGGCGAGGTTATTACCGTTACGTAATAAATTGTCCGATAATAACGGACCGCTAATTCTACCTAGTTCTCGCCCCATGGTAGGCTCCTAATTACTGGTCAAAGCCAAGTAATGCAATAACTGTTTTTCCGTAAGGTACTGGTGCAGTAAATTGCAAATAATAACCAGACTCAAGTGTACTTGAACTAGTAATTGTAATTTGTGTATTAACTGCCAATGTGCTTGTTGTAGTTGCTTTGTTGATTGTAATACTGGTCAATGCATCTGTGTTTGGATCTGTTGTGAATGCTGTTATTATAGTGCTTGCTTGAATATTTGTACCTGTTACTGTTGCTCCAGATATATCTCCAGTAACAGTTGTTGCGGTACCTGTACCACTACCTACGCCAGTTGCCACAAAACTTGTACCAACGTTGCTGTTAGCCGCGCCAATTAATGTAAAGTTTGTAGTACCTGCTGAAGTAATTGTATAAGTTGTTCCTAGAATAAATGAACCAGCAGTTACAGTTGTACTTTGACTTGCTACAAACGTTGCATAACCATTAGTTGTTCCGCTAGTTGTAATTGTTCCCGGTACTGTTCCTGCTCCAGGGTTACTTGCCAATGCATAGCTAACACTAGAACTTGTACTAGCTGTTACTGTAAAGACTCCGTTGTATCCGCTTGGAGTAAATCCTGTCACAGTGATAGTTGCACCAACTGCAAACGGTACCCATGAATAACCAGTAAAGGTTAATGTTGCCACACTACCTGACCAACTTGCACCAGATGCATTAGCACTTGTATTAAAATATAATGTTGTCGAACCACTTGGTGCAGCCACACTCAATGTTGGTGTATAAGTTCCATCTATGATTGTAGGATTTTGAACAACTGTATAATTGATACCTGACAACTGAGGAATGTTTTCAACATAGACTAAAACATTTTGTGCACCAAAGTTTGTAACATCGCTTGATTTATTTGTTGGATTGTAATATACTGGATTCAAAGGTCCAAAGTATGTACTAGAACTATCTCCAGCACCTAAATTTTGTTGAACAATTTGTGTAGCCTCTTTAAAACGCAAAGCTCTCCACGTACTACCTTGATAAATTTCTGCTTCGTTAGTTGTTGTATTATAACGCATCATACCAGATGTTGGACTACCTGGACGTTGTGTAGTTGTGCCGTTAGGAAGTACTAGGCTTCCTGCACCGGTAGGACTTATATAGACGTTGGCATTTGCTGTATCTGAATATACAGTAGTATCAAAAATTGCACGACGACTAAGAGTTTGTTGTTTAAGAAATCTCATTATACTGGCAATGTGCTTATGGTTATATTCAAAGTGCTAGCCTGACTGCTAACTGCTACGATTGTGTCGTTTGAACTCAAAACTAATTTCTCTTGATCTAAACTTACAGTTTCACCCGCAGGCACTGCAAGAGCATTAATGATCATATTAGAAGTACTAGCAGTACCTACTGATCCGCCATTGTTAGGAACTGCATACAATGTTAAATTTGATGCAGTTGATCCACTTGTGTTGCAAACAATCATACAAGTAATAGCATTACCAATTTGAGGACTAGTTACGGTACTAGTATAAACTGTTGTGTTTGTTGTTCCGATTATCTGTGATGTTAATGGCATGTTATGTCCTTATAGTAAAATACTTAGCAGTACTGCTCGGTTTCTACTAATTAATTCGTCTGCGGTTTGTACGGTAGAATTGACCAAATACAATCCAGTTCTTCCTGGGCCAATTGTAGTACTAGAATATAATTTTGTACCACCACTAGTATAAGTAGGAGTGCTTGCTTGGTTGTCCAACTGAGCAACTGCATTAATTTCTACAGGATAAGTTGAACTTTGTGTTGTTAAAATTAAATTAGCATTGGTAGAGTTTGAAATAGTATTAGGATTAGCTGTTGATCCAACTGATAAATTTCCTAAAACAGCACCTGTACTGTTAATAGTAACGACTGTGCTACCAGCTATCTGGAATAAAAGACCTGAGCTGGTCGCTTGAATAGCACTATTGGCTGAACCAATAGCAACGCCGACTGGCTGTTGGATTGTTTGAACTGTAGCAGTACCTGGTGTACTTGAACCTAATGTATAGTTAGATGCGATATAAGTTTGTACCCATTGCACGTTTGGAATATCGTCACCACTTAACACACGTTGATAATATGGAACTCCTGCGGCTGTTGTACTATTAGCCAAACGCAAAGTAGGAGCTCCTCTTTGCATGTCAATGATTAAAGTATTATTTCCGTCACTTGTGATTGTTCTTAATTCTAATCCGCTCAAAGATCCGTCAGCAGTTTGTAATTTAAATGTACCACCTTTGTTTAAAGTGATAGTACCTAATGTTGTAATAGTTCCAGTCACAGCACTGGCAAATGTAACAGAACTAGTAGTACATGCTGTTACTGTATATGTTCCGTTATATGTTGAAGGTGTAAACCCTGCAACTACAATGGTAGATCCAGTACTTCCGTTTGAAGCCACTGGAAATGGTACAGAACTCTGTGTTGAAAAATTAAATGTTACTGCTGATCCTGTTGCAGTATAACTTGTTGCAGTTATAGCAGTTGTTGGATCATAATGTCTTACTGATTCATCAAATAATAATTCTGCCGCTTGTGCAACACCCCTATCTATTTGTAATCCAGATTGATAACTTAATGCACTAGGAATTCCGTTAGTAGTTAGTCCTGCATTGATTTGTAATACGTTTACTTCAACGTTTAAAGTACTCGAATTAATTGTAGTAGTTGTACCATTAACAACAAGATTGCCAGTGACTGTTACTTGACCAGAACTAGTAGGGTCAAGAATAATTGTCCCACCATTTTGAACTAATACGTGGTAATCGCCTTGGTTTGTTTTTACAACTCTTGTCATTTAGAATCCTAATTGGGGACCGAAGTCCCCATTGAGTTTATTAAGCGTTATCTAGTGTTACTGAAACGTTAGCGGTCGGAGTTGTTAAATTCCATTGTGCCGCTTGTCCAGTAGTAAACTGTGTACCTGAAATTGGAGTTAAGTATGCCTTACGGTTTGTTAACTTAGATACAGCATAGATACCACCAGCACTGTCAGTAGCAATGATTGCCATTTGACCTGAAGTCAAACTGCTTTCAGCAACTGCTGTTAGCCTGCACAATGTACCTGGGAATGTACCACCTTGTTGGATAACACGGAATGTACGTGAACCTTCTTGTTTGATGATGTCACAATCGGTATACAATGTTCCGCCAATGTTGGCGTTAGCAATAATCTGCTCGTAACGTCCTGTGTAACCACTTGTTACTTGAGCGGCTAATGTAGCTGTAGCTGTAGCTGAACCAGAACTTAATGTTACAACTGGAGTGTAACCAGCGATTGTTACAGAATCACTTACAGTATAAGTGAATGTCAAACCAGTTGATGTTGAACCACCAACTGTTACAGTACCTGTACCGGCAAGAGCACCTGCTAGTGATGTACTTAATGTAACTGCTGTAGTTGTTGGAGCAACTGCTGAGCTAACATAATATGTTGTACCGCTTGTTACACCTGTTAAGTTACCACTTAGTGTACCTGTTACTGCAATCGCTGTTCCTACTGGAAGAGCTGTTGTAGTTGCTGTATATGTTAACTGACCGGCTGTTTGGCTAACTGCGGCCAATGCGGCACTGTTAGGTTGTGATGTTGTTGATGCGGCTGTACCAACACCTGCGCCAGTAACTGAAGTACTTACTGTAACTACTTTAGTTGCTGTGTTAGCAGTTTTGATATAGTAAGCTGTACTACCTGTTAACCCACCGATTGATTGGCTTGGTGTAAATTTCATACCAACAATCATTTCATCAATCGAACTAACTGTAATGTTACCACTACCGTCAGTTGCTGTGATGCTCATAGTCTTAGTATCTGCAGAATCTAAATAACCATCACCACCGTTGTTAGTTAATGAATAACTTGTAATTGTGAATGATGTTAGTGTGAATGTAGCGGCCGATGTAAATGTACTACCAACTGCCGTTAAAGCTGTTGCACCTGATGTTGCGCCAGTCCATGTACCGCCAGAAGTTACTGAGTTAACTGTTGTAATAACGCCAGAACCGTTTGTTGTAACGTTCAATACTGCTGTACCACCGCCTTGAGCACTTGTACCAGTTACTGAAACTGTAAATGTACTTGATGCTGGATAACCTGTACCACCACTTGTTATGCTTGCGGCTGCGGCTGTTAAAACTGCAACTGCCGTAGCTTGTACACCGTTAGCAAGTTGTGGACCAAAGATTGATAAACTTGGAGCACCAGATGTATAACCTGTTAGTGTACCGCCTGTTGCAAGACTTGCAATATTTGAACCACCAATGCCGGCATCAACTGCGGCAGAGCGGCTATATGTACCTGATGCTGACGCATTACGTGAGCCAAAGTACTTTTTATTAAGAGGACGTCCCATTTTGTTTTCTCCTTATGAAAAACACGGCGTTCTAGGCCGTACGCAGTTGGATTTCTGCATAAAACTCACCCCATGTGAGTTGTTACTATGTATTTATGCGTAGGTAACTCTTACACCTATTTGATCTATATAAGCTGTGTCTCTGTGAGGGTATATACTGTTGCTTTTAAAACTAATTACAACTCCAAATGTAGGATCACTAATGTTGGCCGCTGTAAGCCCAGTTGTACCCCATAAATCTGCAGGACCGCCATATATATTAAAATCACCCACAGGTACTAGCGGAATATCGTTAGGACCTCCACCTGTATACATATTACTTTGTACAGGATTAATTAAACTGGCATAATTATTTCCAATAAGATTACCTCCCAGTGTTAATTGTATTACTAAATCTTCAATTCGTCCTGCACGTAAAAGATTTAATTTAAATTCTATACCCTGTACTGCGGTTGCCTTCAATGGAATTTTTAAATTAGTCAGCCACAGTTGACTTGTATTACTAAGAAACTTTTCCATCCACATACCACTAATGGTATACAACGGTTGTTTGCTTGTTGCATAATTATTTTCTGATATAATCTTATTAAACTGCCAATCAATACTAGGAGTATTAATGATTTCATTTAATACATTAACATTTGTAACTGTTTGCGGATTATAAAATTGTGTGGTAGTCATCATATATTTACCGAAAAAAAAAGTCCACCGAAGTGGACTTTTTAATTTACTAATTAACCTCTTGGTTATCAGATTAGCTGAACTTAACGTTAGCGGCAGTGATAGCAACTAGACCTAAATAGTCAGCGGCGTTACCTAGAGATGATGCAGTGTTTGACAACTCAACATAACCATAACGTGTCATGAATGAAACGACTGGTTCGAATGTTGATGGGTCAAGAACAACACCAGAACTCATTAAAGGAATATATGGGCAATAGAATGCAGGAGCATCTGATTCACTTGCACCTTTGTATCCGATAAGGATTGGTGTAGCATCTTGTGCGTAGCTGTTAACATACACTTTCATTGCATTGTTTAATGTACCAACAAACTTAGTGTTTGTAGGTGCTTCAAATGTACCTTCTGTTGTACGAGCAAAAGCTGAAGTAGTAGCAGATTGTAGAATTGTTAATGCAAATGGGCTTACAACAGCATAATTACCAGCGCCACGACGTGTTCTTTGAGCGATCAAGTTGCTTACGCGATTGATCTGAACAGCTAGAGCGGCATGCTCGTCACCTACGAATGTTGCAGTACCAGAAACTTGTGACTGGTCAAAAGTTTGTGTTGCAGTACCAGCTAAAGAAATCAATGAAGAAATAATTTCTTGGTCGATTTCAGCTGTAATTTCTTGTGCTAAAGCAGCCATTACTTCTGCTTCAACGTCGATACCTTGTTGTGCTTGAGCATCTTGTGCTGACTCAAATGTCCAACGAGCTGATAGCTTGCGTGTTTTTGCTTCAACAGTTTGCTTCAAGATTTGAATACTTAAACGGTTACCAGCAACACCTTCTAAAGTAGCTGTTGAAGCTGCCTTAGCAAAAGCGTCGTTAGCGTTACCAGAATAAGCACTAGCAATCTTGAATGGGCTCAATGCCTCTTCACCAGCTAGTACGTTAGCACCAGTTGATGTATCACTATAACGCACACGCAATGTGTGGATCTGTCCTACTGGACCAGTCATTGGTTGTACACCTACTAATTCGTTAGCAATAACGGTAGGCATAACGCGGCGGATTACTGGAAGAATCACGCGATTTAAAGTTGCAACGTTACCAGCAGAAGTGGCACCAGCAGTTGGAGATTCCATCAAATACTTGCGAGTATTCTCTAGGGTTACACCCATTACTGATTTTTTTGTGCCTTGTAAGCCTTCTAATAGGGCTTCCTTAGTTTCTGCCCAACGTCCTGTTAATAGTTCTGACATTTAAATTTCTCCTTAAAATTTTAGTCCAGCAAGTCTACGAATGTCAACAATATTGCTACTGTCACCATCTAACCCACTGCTATTTTGGTTGTTGGAAATCTTATTTCCGGTTATTTCTTTAGCCTCTACTAGTGCCTGTTTCTTCTGCGGAGTCTTGCTAACATTACCATTGATAACGCTTGGCAAGTACTTTTCAAAACTTTCGTTTAGACGTTCTGTTTTCACAGACTCCATCAACTCGCTCATGATTTGCTTTTGCTCACTGTTAAGTGGCGCCAACAATTCACTCATGATTTCTTTTCTTTCTTTAGCTTCTTTCAAAGCACGGATCTCTGCATCTTTACTTTCTAGGATTTGCTCAGCTTGTACGACTGCCTTAGCGGCCTCTTGCATAGCTTGATCTTTCAGGTCTATAACCTTGAGTAATTTAGATGTTTCCGATTTTTCATTTAGGTAAGACGCTTGATATTCGTGAGCAAAAGCTTCAAATAACTTGCGACCAAAATCTGCACGACGAGCTGTTTCGATGTCTTCTTTTAATGATGTAATTTCAGAACGTAGTCCTTCGCTTACAACACCTTGAACCATCTTAGCGGCACGAGTTACAAATTGCTCTTTTACCTTCTTGATTTCTTGTCGACCTTCACGGATTAAGCGAACTTTAGTTTCTGCTAAATCCTTCTTGTCTTGACCAAACTCTGTAATTTCTTGAGCTAGAGCCTCAACTACAAATTGTTCTAACACGCCAAACTTATTTGCCATTCTTACTTGATCTTCATGAAGTTCACGAACTTCTTGAGCTAGTTGACGAGTAACAAATTCCTTCATCATCTCGGCATCTTTCTTCATCTTCTTAGCATACTTGACTTTCATCTCAGCTAATTGATTGCGATCATCGGCAAATTCTACGATTTCAACAGCTAGTTGATCAGTGATCATACGATCAATTGCTTCAACCATTGTTGCTTTATCGTGTTCATATTTTTGTGCAAACTCTTCACGTAATTGTTGAGCGGCTGTTTCCTTAGCTTCGTTAACCTTAGCTTCAAACGCCTTCTCAATTGACTCTTTAATCTCTACAGAAATCACATTGTTTTCAAATAAACTTTTTAGTGCATCCAACATATGATTCTCCTTGTTATTGGAGTCTGCTTATTATCGCTAATAAGCTCTCTTTGAGATATTTCTGTGCCTTAGGATCCCCTTTCACCTCTTCCGCTATACGCAAGGCACTTAGACCACCGCGATTATTCATCAGGTGTTCATAAATTGGTGTGGGATATGCTCCAGGAGCACTAGGTTGAGCTACCATATCTACTGTGATAATCTCAAAATCTGATACTTCACCGGATCCGTCATCTTTGACGTTTCCGGATCCGCGACTTGAAACACCTAACTTGACTCCGCTTTCTAGCATCGTCTTGATTAGTTGTCCCATTGGTGTTGGAAGTATTTTCAACTTCCCGTAACCATTAGGACCGTCCATCCACATATTAACTATCATGTGTGACACACGGTCCAGGTTAATTTTTAGATCATCTGGATGATCCACTTCTCCGAGAACTGAATAACCGTTTTGAATCTGATCGTTAAGGGTCTTAACAGCCTTGCCAATCTCATTAACAGGGTAAACACGCTGGTTGGCGTTTTTAATACCGCCCTGGATGCAAATCCCGGACATGTACAAGTTTTTCCCATCTTTGTCATCAGATTCAACGATCATTTTTGCTTCGTTGAAACTGAGATTCTCTCGGAGGTATAAAGACATACTTTTAATAGTCTCTTTTAATTATTTACGAGCACGTAAAACGCTTTGTGTGTTGCTTTCGCCACGGCCATTAGAATCTTTAGCACCTACTTCTTTACCTTGTGCTTTTTTCTGATTGCCATTGCTGTCTACACCACCATAACCATTTTGACGATCACGGAACGCTTTCTTACCAGCATCGCCACCTGGACGGTTCATTGTATCACCGATTAATGGTTTTGGATTGCTTGGATCAGCTAAACCACCTTTGGTTCCGCCGGCTCTTGTACCAGCATCACCTTTTACTTCTACGTGATTCTGTGCAATGTTTTCTGAAGTGCCGCCCATGTTGTTTACCATGTGTCCGTCGATTGAACTTTTCTTGTTCATGTTACTTGTAACTGAACCAGCTTGAGCACCAACGTGTGCGCCTTCTGTTGAACCAGCAATGTTTTTGCCTGATTCGTATGGAGCACCGATCTTGTTAACGTATTCCATGATGTGAGCTAGTTCATCTAAACCGCCCATTTCATGATCATCGTCACTACCCATGTCACCACCCATCTCAGCACCTAAATCGTGCATTGGAGCGCCATCACCATGGATACCTGGCTCGTTTTCTTCTTCGTGTTCTTCACCAGCCAATAGCTGTTCAAATTCTGCTTTTAGATCTTCTAATGCATCTTCTAGATCCATTACGCGATCTTCCATGTCGCCTGCATCTTGATCGATAGCTTCTGCGTCATCTTCTGCGTCATCCATATCATCTTCTGCGTCATCTTCTGCATCATCGCTGTCATCTTCTGCATCATCGCTATCATCTTCTGCATCATCTTCTGCATCATCGCCGCCGAATGGGTTTTCTTCTTTGTCTTCCCCGTCATCTTCGGAGCTTTCTTCTTCCATATCCTTTTCTTCCATCTCTTCTGTGTATGGATTTCCGGAATCTTTTTTGTTTGTACCAGCAATACCAAAGTCTTCTGCTAGTAGTTCTTCGTAGATTTCACGGCTTTTGCCTACTACGATATTATGAAATATTTCTTTTGCCGCTTGTTGGTCGTCATTGATTAACGCTTCAAGCATGGCTTCAAATTGAGCACGGTCAGTCATGTTAAATTCTCCTGTTGTTATAGATACAAGGCTGTGTAATATTTACACCTATGTTAAAAAAACGGGGTGATATAGGCAAAAAACAGTCAAATTTTGACAGTTTTATTATTATTGAGGTGCACCAGCTTCAGGAGCGGGCATTGCATACATGGCATGTATAAATTCTAGTTCTTTTTCTTGTTCTAGAATGTGTGCTTCTGTGCTTTTGCGTAATTCGTTGATTTGTCTAAGAGTTAAACGTGTCTTACGTGTATCGTCTCTATGTAATTGAGTATCGTCACGATGGGGCTCGTAGCGTAAGTCGTTAGCTACATTACGAGTGCTTGGATCAATATAAAACAATTCACGTAGGATCATACTATATTTATATTAAACCGGTCCTTGAGCACCACCTGCTACACCTGCTCCGCCGGTACTAGGAGGTACTGCACCGCCTGCACCTTCACCAGATTCAGGACCTTGCATATCTTCAGGTGCTTCCATATCGCTTGCACCAGCTAAATCGCCTGCAATACCAGCGGCACTAAGCCCTGCACCACGCAATTCACCTTGACTATCTGTAGTAGTTGGCTCACCGTGACCGTTTTCTTCTGCCCACATGCGTTCATTTTCTGCAATTTCTTCGTCTGTTAGGGCTAGGAAACGTTTAAATGCAAAGCGTTTTGACACGAAAGGCAATGCACTGATGGTACTAAAGGTGTTAATACGCTCTGCATCGATAGTAGCTTGACGGCTACTTGCAAAGTTCATCGGTGGATTAAAGTTTAATTCAAACAAATTAGGATCAATGTTCATGCCTTTGTAATACATGAAGCGTTTAAACTCTTCATCAAAGATATGAACTAACAAACTTTGCAAACGTTCGCAATATTTGTTGAAACGTAGTTCTTGAATGTATGCTGTTCCGACACGACCGTCATTGAAATTGCTTTGACTGTCATCTTGTCCTGTAGGCAAATAGCTACTAGGAATACGCAATCCACGGAATAACTTGTTAGTAAAATACTTCAAGTCATCAATCTCGCCAATATTCTTACCGCCTTCTAGCATTGTTACGTCGGAACCTTTGCCGTCTGGAGTTTTAGGGAAGAAATAATCTTCGTTAATGCTTAGAGGGTTGTATGCAGAGTCTATGACGTTCTGTCCTCCACCTGTTTGTGAAGGAATACGGCGTTGATGAATTTCGTTTTTAACACGTTCTACAAAGGCCATAGCCAAGTGACTTGGCGTATTACCTACGTCAATTGTGAAAACACGACGTTCTGGAGCACGACTTATACGATAAATCAAGATTGCGTCTTCTAAAAGTTCCTTTTGTTTGTAAACTTTAAACACATTTTCTAATAAACTGTTACCAAATGGGAAGTTTTGATCCAAACCTTCCGATAAACTCAAGTGAATCATATGTTTAGAATCAACTGCGTTTTCTTTTTGATTCATTCCAAAGCGTCCACCAGTACTTCCTCCGCTGGTTCCACTACTACTACCACCGCCTGACTGACCTAAATATCCACTTGCTGGTAGTGGACCGC